ACAAATCAAACATTAGATTTTGCAACTGCTACAACTTTTACAGCGACTATGAATGGAAATGCTACCTTTACAATAACAAATCCTAAACAAGGGCAGGTAGTTGATCTTATAGTTGCAGGTAACCATACATTAACACTTGCAATGTCAGGTGCTACGTTTAATAAAATAGGAACAGTTAATTACGACGGCTCTACAACTAATTTAATACAGATTGTTGTTGCTGATGATGCATCAAGTGAGATATTCTACTATTCAGTTGCGCCTATAGCGTCAGATACAACACCATAATAAATAATATATGAAAGCAGTAAATAATAACGGAAAAATAAAAGTATACGCTTCAGTGCCAGATTCTTTTCACTCTTCTACAGGTGTGCATATGAATGCAACCAAAATGTCAGCAGAAAAGTTAAAGGATGCAGGAATGTTTGATGTTGTAATAAGTGATGACTATGATGAAAGAGTTCATACACTGGGTGAAATATATTTTGATTCACCAAACACTGTATTTAAAAAGGATTTAGTTGATAAAACATGGACTGAAACTTTAGATGAATTAAAAACAAAAAGAATAAACCACTTTAAATCACATGTTAATTCTAAATTAGCTAAAACGGATTGGTATGTTATTAGAAAAACAGATAACAACGATGCAATCCCAAGTGATGTACAAACAGCAAGAACAAATTTAAGAACACAAGCAGCAACTGTTGAAACAGAAATAAATGCTTTAACAGAAAAAAAAGAAGTAGTATTATACGATTTTCCTAATATTTAATTAAATGAGTTTAAATAAAAGATTAATGTCTTCTCAACCCGCTCCATTTGTGGCGAGTGGAAACTTTGGTATTCTTACTTGGACTGGTAATAATTCAAACAGCAGAGCTATTACTGGGCTTGGCTTTAAACCTGACTGGGTTTGGATAAAAAGAAGAAATAGCAGCGAACCCCACGCTGTGTATGATAGCACAAGAGGTCCTAATAAACAACTTGAGGCTAACGACACTGATGCAGAGGCTACTAATAGTGGGGATTATTTAGGTTTACCTTCTTTTGACTCTGACGGATTTACTGTCGGTAACAACGGAGGTACTAATAGAAGTGGTAACACGTATGTAGCTTGGTGTTGGAAAGCCGGGGGAGGAACTACAAGTACAAACACAGATGGTGCTAATATAGATTCAACCGTGCAGGTCAACGCAAACGCGGGATTCAGTATAGTCAAATGGACTGGAACAGGTAATGCAGCTCATACTGTAGGACATGGATTAGGGGTGACTCCAAATATGGTGATTTCAAAAAATTTAGACGCAGCGGACACTTGGCAAGTATATCATTCAGGAGCAGGTATTCAAGCAGGTACATCAGGCACGTTACTTAAATATGGTGGTCATTTAGATTCTAATGCTGCTTTTAATACTTCAGCAGGTACACATGGAGCTTGGGATAACCCCTCATCTACTGCTTTAACCTTTAGCAATGGTAGTTCGTCAATTGACAATTTAAACACAAATAATGAGGATTACATAGCATATTGTTTTGCGGATGTTGATGGTTTTTCAAAATTTAGCGCATACGAAGGTAATGGTTCAGCAAATGGACCGATTATAGAAACAGGATTCGAGCCTGCGTTTGTAATGGTGAAAAATGTTACATCAAGTGGACAAGATTGGAGAATTTTAGATAATAAAAGGAATACAAGCAATCCAAGAAATTGTTATTTAAGTGCTAATACTGCTAATGCAGAAGAATGTCAATATAACCAATTTGATTTTCTTTCTAATGGATTTAAAGTAATAACAACTGATGGTTCATTAAATCAAGATAATTCTAAATTTATTTATATGGCATTTGCTGCAGACCCTGACGAAGTAGCGCCAACACTTGCAAGTAGTTTTAATATAGAAACTTATACAGGTACAGGTTCATCTCAAAGCATCACAGGTTTAGGATTTCAACCGAATTTTGTTTGGTTAAAGTCAAGAAGTTTTGCCGATAATCATTATTTACAAGATTCTGTAAGAGGTGCTACAAGAAGAATACATTCAAATTTAGATGTAGCAGAACAATCTCCTGATGCAACAAGATTCACTTCTTTAGATTCTGACGGTTTTACATTAGGTGGTGATGCTTCTGTAAACCAAAATAGTCACACATTTGTTGCTTGGGCTTTTAAAGCGGATGATAACGAACCAACAATCTTTAATGGTTCTGCAAGAACAGTATATAAATTTGAGGACAATGCGAATGATGTAACTGGGGCATATAATGCAACTGCTTCTAACGTATCTTATGTTACAGGGTATTTTAATAAAGCAGCAGAATTTAATGGTAGTAATAGTACTATGTTTCTTGCTTCAAGTGGTAGTAGTTTGGTTGATTATGATTCAGATTTTAGTATTTCATTATGGTTTAATGTTTCTTCTTGGGCTACTCAAGCTTCTAGGGATTTTTTATGGACTGGAGGTGGTACAAGAATTATAAATATAAACCTAAAAGGTTCAACTGGATTAGATGTTGATATTTGGAATTCAGGAAGTCATCTTGTTTCAACTACAGGTTTGTCTGAAAATACTTGGTATCATTTAGTTTTCACAAGAAGTAAAGCAAGCGGAATGAAATTATATATTGATGGTTCACTTGTTGATACTAATTTATACGTAGGTAACGCAGGTTCTTTAAGTGGAAAAAAAGATTCAATCGGTACATATTGGGATGATACAAGAAATAATTTTACAGGTAAAATAGACCAGTTTAGAATATATGATGGTGTAATAACTGATGATGATGTTACAGCTTTATATGCAGAAACTGCATCACAAAATGATGATTTAACTTTAGGTGGCCCACCTCAAACAATAGTTAGTGCAAATAGTAATGCAGGAATGAGTATTGTGAAATATGATGGGAGTGGTGTTTCAGGAAATGCAATACCACACGGATTATCGGCTTCACCAAATATGATACTTATAAAGTGTACAAGTGATGGTTCTACTAACTGGATAGTGCATCATTCATCTTTAGGAAATAGTAAATATCTCACTTTAAATGATAGTGTATCAGAAGATACATCTACTAACTGGCTTGTACCATCTGCAACTACTTTTGCATTAAATCAAACATTTGGCAATGCAAACACAAATGGCAGACAATACATTGCTTATTGTTTCCACGATGTTTCAGGGTATCAAAAGTTTGGAAGTTATACAGGCACAGGAAGTACAGGTAATGCTGTAACAGTAGGATTTAAGCCTGACTTTGTAATGGTAAAAGCAACAGGGGAAAATGAGCCTTGGTTTATATTAGATAGCAGAAGAGATACAGGTAACCCAAGAGATAATCGTATAATGCCAGATGCTACTACTGCAGAAGATGACGGAAGTGTGCACACTATAGATTTTGGTGCAACAACTTTTACATTGAACGGAACTACAGGTAATGGAACAAATGGTAATAATAAAACTTACATTTACTGGGCAATAGCTAAAAATGTACCAAGCAATACAACATTAGCGAATAGCTTTAAAACAGTACAATGGGATGGAGATGGTAGTACTAACGCAATTACAGGTTTAGGATTTAGACCTGATTTAGTATGGTTAAAAAATCAGGAAGCTACCACTTATTATAATTTAAGTGATAGCGTAAGAGGTGCTTTAAAATATTTACCAAGTAATGCAGACACTATAGAAGAAACAACAGTAGACTCATTTAGATCATTTGATTCCGATGGGTTTACTGTCGGTTCAGCAAATGGTTTTAATAATGCTAATAAAAAATTTGTGGCTTGGTGTTGGAAAGCTGGTAATACTTGGCAATCTAATTTAGATGGTTCAATTGGTAGTATTATAAACGCAAATACTGGAAATGGATTTTCAATAGTTAAATATACTGGAACTGGAAGTACTGCTACTATTGGGCATGGGTTAGGGGCAACTCCAGAGTGGATTGTAGTAAAAGCAATAACAGCTACAGATAATTCAAATTGGGCAGTATATCATTCAAGCGTAGGAAATACTAAAGCATTAAAGCTAAGCACAAATGCTTCTGAAGACGATCAAGATGGATATTGGAATGACACGTCTCCAACTTCCAGTGTATTTACAGTAAAAAATTATGCAGTGGTGAATCAAAGTGGTAAAGAATATATTGCTTATTGTTGGGCACCAAAGTCTGGTTTTAGTTCTTTTGGAAATTATACAGGTAATGCTACTGCAGGCAGAAATATAACTGTGGGATTTCAACCTGATTGGATTCTTACAAAAAGAACTGATGCAAATGACAATTGGAGATTATATGATAGCGTTAGACAGCACTCTAATGCTTTTGACTTACCCGCTTATATTAATGATGCTAGCGAAGGTATTTACGGATCAGGTGCGGCTAACAATACAGGTGTAACAGGAGTAACATCAACAGCCTTTACTTTAGGTAATGGTAATTTATCAAATGGAAATGGGCATGAATATGTATATATGGCATTTAAACACAATTAAAATTAAATTAAATTAAATAAATAAATTATGAGTAAAATTAAAAAAGAACAATTAGAGGAGTTACAAAAAATAAACAATCTTATTACAGAAATTTCAAATGAAATATCTAAGAACACGATAACAAATCATAAGTTATCACATCTTCATCTACAACAAGAAATAAGATTAAATGAATTAAAATTAGAACTTCAGGAAGAACACGGTAAAATATCAATCGATCTTAAGACTGGGGAAATAGAAAAACTAGAAGAAGATGAGCAAGCTGATAAGAAAGATTAGTATTGGTAAAGACTACAAAACAGATGCAATGCATTATGCTGTAGGTCAAGAAGTATACGGAGGTCACACTATATGTGATATATTAGAAGAAGAAAATAAATTCTGCATATACATTAAAAAGAATAATGATATATTACCATGGAAAGATTTTAATAAAAACATGGGGATATCTGTAGAATATAATCTTGAATACTAATGAAACCAATACATACTTTTTTAATAACACCAAAAAAAGAAAGATACGACAATATTAAAAAGATCAATGATACAGAGTTAATATTAAATTCTGGTATAACTGATCATAAATTTGTAAGTCGTGAAGCTGTAATACATGAAACACCAATAATAGATGGCAAGCATTTTACTAGAGGCACTGAGCTTTATGTGCATCATAACATATTTCGTCGTTGGCATGACGTTAGAGGTATTGAAAAAAACAGCAAAAGTTATTTTAAAGATAATCTATATTTTTGTGAACTCGATCAAATATTCCTTTATAAACATAAAGGCAGCTGGAAAGCAAATCAAGGCTATTGTTTTATAAAACCATTAGCAAGTGAAGACGAGTTCTCTACTAATAAAGAAAAACCTTTAATGGGTATTGTTAAATACACTGATGATTCAGATTTATTAACAATAGGTGAGAAAATAGGATTTACCCCAGATAGTGAATACGAGTTTATAATAAACGGTGAAAGATTATACAGGGTAATGACAAAGGAAATTTCAATTAAATATGAATATAAAAAAGAAGAAAGAGAGTATAATCCAAGCTGGTTATAGAGCTGTTGACGAATTAGTAAAAGTAGCAAAAGAACCGATTGTGGAAACTGATGATGATGTATCTGCGGATAGATTAAAAAATGCAGCTGCTACAAAAAAGTTAGCTATATTCGATGCTCTTGAAATTTTAAATAGAATTGAACAGGAGCAAGCTATTTTAGAAAACAAACCTATACAAGATGAAACAAAAGCATTTAGTGGGTTTGCTGAAAAAAGATCTAGATAATGAGTTATCAACAAACATTATATAAGATTATTGAACCTATTAAACGAACAACAATACATAGGTTAAATAAAAAGAAAGCTTGGGGATATGGTTATAACAAAGAACACGATGTGGTTGTTATAAGCAAGACTGGTAAGATTGGGGAGGTATATGAAATACAAAACTTAAAGATTGCATTACCTGAAGTAAATGAAGTGTATAGCAAACATGATAAGTGGACTCCACACGAATACCCTAGAGAATTAAAAAATATAAAAACAATATTTGACTGGGAAACATATCCTGCTCAATTTAAAGAAACATGGCATGCGTACATTAATAGAGAATTCACAAGAAGGGAAGAAGGCTTTTGGTTTAATAACAAAGGGAATGATACTTATATCACTGGCTCTCATTACAATTACTTGCAGTGGTCCAAGATTGATGTTGGGAAGCCAGACTTTCGAGAAGCAAACAGATTATTCTTCATTTTCTGGGAAGCATGCAAGGCAGATACAAGATGCTATGGAATATGCTACCTTAAGAATAGACGGTCTGGATTTAGCTTCATGTCAAGCAGCGAGACAGTTAATCAAGCTACAATCTCTTCAGATGCTAGATTCGGAATCTTATCGAAGACTGGTAGCGATGCAAAGAAGATGTTTACGGACAAGGTCGTCCCAATTTCATCACACTACCCATTCTTCTTTAAACCAATACAAGACGGGATGGACCGTCCCAAGACAGAGTTGGCCTACCGTGTCCCAGCATCCAAACTCACAAGAAAGTCCATCACCAGTACAGCCAAATCCAAGTCCACCACAGGGACGCTCGAAGGGCTCGATACAACAATAGACTGGAAGAACACGGGTGATAACTCGTATGATGGTGAAAAGTTAAAATTATTAGTTCACGATGAGTCTGGTAAATGGGAAAGACCAGATAATATATTAAACAACTGGCGTGTTACAAAAACAACGCTGAGATTAGGAAGTAGGATTATAGGAAAATGTATGATGGGATCCACCTCAAACTCTTTAGACAAAGGTGGTGATAACTTTAAAAAATTATATGATGGCTCAGACGTTACAAAAAGAAATCGAAATGGACAGACTAGTTCGGGATTATATAGTTTGTTCATACCTATGGAATGGAACTACGAGGGATTCATTGATTCTTTTGGATTACCTGTATTTGACACACCCAAAGTTGCAGTCGAAGGACCCTATGGTGATAAAATCGATATTGGAATAATTGAGCATTGGGAAAATGAAGCAGATGGGTTAAAGAGTGATTCTGATGGATTGAATGAATTTTATAGACAGTTTCCAAGAACAGAAGAACATGCGTTTAGAGATGAAACAAAAAATAGTATATTTAATTTACAAAAAATATACGAACAAATAGATTATAACGATGATACAAAATCATCTAATAGTGTTTCAAAAGGAAACTTTCAGTGGGAAAATGGAATTAAAGATTCAAGAGTGTTATTTACACCTGATAGAAACGGAAGATTTAATATATCTTGGACACCAAGTATAAATCTACAAAACCACGTAATAAGTAAAAATAGAGCTAAATACCCTGGCAATGAGCATATAGGTGCATTTGGCTGTGATAGCTACGATATATCCGGTACGACAGATGGTCAAGGATCTAAAGGGGCTTTACACGGATTAACTAAATTTAGTATGGAAGATGCACCTTCTAATACTTTTTTTCTAGAGTATATAGCTCGACCACAAACAGCAGAAATATTTTTTGAAGATGTGTTAATGGCATTAGTATTTTACGGTATGCCACTTCTTGCAGAGAATAATAAACCAAGACTTTTGTATTATTTAAAAAGAAGAGGATATAGAGGTTACTCAATGAATAGACCAGATAAAACCGCAAACAAATTATCTGTAGCAGAAAGAGAAATAGGTGGTATACCTAACTCATCGGAAGATATAAAACAAATACATGCTGCAGCAATTGAATCATATATTGATAAATATGTAGGATTACAAGAAGATGGAAACTATGGCAATATATATTTTAACACAACATTGAATGATTGGTCTAAGTTTAATATAAACAACAGGACTAAACATGATGCGGCTATAAGTTCAGGGCTTGCAATTATTGCAAACAACAGACACTTATACGAACCAAGACAACAAAGACAAACAAAAACATTGGACTTTGGATTTAAAAAATACAACAATCAAGGAAACATTTCAAAAATATTAAAATAAATGGATTCATCATCAACAGGTATATTCCCCTCACAAGCAGTACCAAGTGCAGAGAAAGCAAGTAGCGCATATGGTTTAAGCATTGCAAAAGCAATTGAATCTGAATGGTTTAAAAGAGACTCGGGATCAACTAAATATTACGCTAATAGAGATAACTTTCATAGGTTAAGACTGTATGCAAGAGGAGAACAATCAATACAAAAATATAAAGATGAATTATCTATAAATGGTGATTTATCATATTTAAATTTAGATTGGAAGCCTGTGCCGATTATACCTAAGTTTGTAGATATAGTTGTAAATGGTATTCAGGAAAGAACATATGATATAAAAGCATACTCACAGGACCCTGCTTCTGTACAAAAAAGAACAGATTATGTAGAGTCTTTATTAAAAGATATGCGAACTGTAGAATTTTCTGATTCAGTTTATAATGAGTTAGGAATAAATATATATGAAAATGATCCAGAAACACTGCCTGAAAATGAAGAGGAACTTGACTTGCACATGCAACTTGATTACAAAGACTCAGTTGAAATAGCGGAGGAAGAAGCAATAAGTAATGTTTTTGATCATAATAAATATGATTTAATTAAGAAAAGAATTGATTATGATATTGCTGTAGTAGGTATGGGAGCTGTTAAAAACGAGTATACAACATCAGAGGGTATAAATATAAAGTATGTAGATCCATCAGACTTAGTATATTCTTATACAGATTCACCATATTTTGATGATATTTATTATGTAGGTGAAATAAAAAGAGTATCTGTGGTTGATCTTAAAAAACAATATCCAGATTTAACAGATGAAGATATTCAAAAAGATATTGAAAATCAAGGTAGTAGTACTAAGTTATATAATAAAGCTTATCAAACAGCATCTTCAGAAGATAATTCTTATGCTTATGTATTATACTTTGAATACAAAACATATAAAGATCAAGTACATAAAATAAAAGAAACTTCTAGCGGTGCTAAAAAAGCAATTAAAAAAGATGATACTTTTAATCCACCTAAAGATGAAAGATCTAGATTCGAAAGAGTTGCAAGAACGATTGAAGTAATATATGAGGGCGCAAAAATAGTTGGCACTGATAAAATATTAAAATGGCAGCTAGCTGAAAATATGACTAGGCCTAAAGCTGATACAGTTAAAGCACAATTTAGTTATAGTATGGTTGCACCAAGAATGTATAAAGGTAAAGTTGAATCACTTGTGAGTAGAATGACTACATTTGCAGATATGATTCAGTTAACACATTTAAAGCTGCAACAGGTATTATCAAGAATGGTACCGGATGGTGTATATTTAGATGCAGATGGTATTGCTGAATTAGATTTAGGTAATGGAACTAATTATAATGCGCAGGAAGCATTGAATATGTATTTCCAAACTGGTTCCGTTATTGGTAGGTCTATGACACAAGACGGTGAATTTAACAACGGAAGAGTTCCTGTACAAGAATTACAATCTTCAGGTGCTAATGCAAAAATATCAAGTTTAATAAATTCGTATAATTATTATTTACAAATGATAAGAGATGTGACTGGATTAAACGAAGCAAGAGACGGTTCAGCACCTGATAAAAATGCTTTAGTAGGTTTACAAAAATTAGCAGCAGCAAATTCAAATACAGCTACAAGACATATATTACAAGCTGGATTATATCTTACACTTAAAACAGCAGAGGCAATTTCTCTTAGAATATCGGATGTATTAGAGTTTAGCCCAACTAGAGAATCTTTTATTAAAGCGATAGGTAGAACTAATGTGGGTACATTGGATGAAATGAAAAAACTGCAGCTGCATGATTTTGGTATATTCTTACAATTATCCCCCGACGATGAAGAAAAACAACTATTAGAAAATAACATACAGATATCTTTGCAAAAAGAACAAATTAATTTAGAAGACGCAATTGATGTTAGGGAAATTAAAAATTTAAAACTTGCAAATCAGTTATTAAAATTAAGAAGAAAAAAGAAATTTGATCAAGATAGACAGTTGCAACAAGAGAATATTCAAATGCAAACACAATCTAATGCTCAAGCAGCCCAATCAGCAGCTCAGGCAGATGCACAAAAACAACAAGCAATATTACAAGGTAAAGCGCAGTTAGCACAAGTAGAGGCGCAATTAGACTCACAAAAAATGGAAAGAGAGGCTGAAATTAAAATGTTGCTAATGCAAAAAGAGTTTGAAATGAATATGCAACTTAAAGACGCTGATTTAAATGTAATTAAAGATAAAGAGAAGTATAAAGAAGATAGGAAAGATGATAGAACAAAAATACAAGCATCTCAGCAGTCTGAATTAATAGATCAAAGAAAAAATAATAAACCGCCA